TTTCGATTCTATTAACTTCAGTTAGTAGATAAATAAAATCTTACATACTTTTCTTCATATTGCCAAACAAGTCCTCCAATTTATTGGACCCGACTAGTAGCATATGAGTGAAAACACAGTTGCAGTTCTGCAACCGTCTATGGTAGAGATGTCATCTCCTCCGAAAAAGCTTTCGGGTAAAGCATCATCAGCTATCAAACATTATGTCGCGCGTATTAAGCGTCGATCTAACACTAACGCCCAGAAGGGGGCTAATGTGAATGTTGATACTGATAATGCTACTGGTATAAAAGGTTGTGTTGACGCTGTCATCACATTGCTTATGATTTACGGTCTTGATGGCCCCGATGGACTTGGTCCACGCTCCGCATCAGTTAAATCCGCACTTCATAAAACAATTCGCTATTGGACATCTATGGCTGACAAGCTTGGAGAATTTGGTTGGATTAAATTTGCGAAATATAAATTCGCGAACTTCTTCCACCATCACACCCATGAACTTGATATCGCCCCTCCGTCCCCTTTTAGCGATTCATCAATTGATGATCCCCGACAACTCTGTTGTGGTGTTATGGGTCGTTTTGCAATTTCATTATTGCGTACTGAGCATCGAGCTAGTTTCTTGCAGAGTATCCTTCAACTTAAGAAAGGATGTCCTCGGCCTGATAAGAAGTTCGTTACTGCAGAAGTACGCAAAACTGTAATTGATTTGACGACTCGCCAAAACCCCAAGCCTGAGCAGTTGTTAATTCCTGTTGATACAGTGTTTCCTGATGGTGAACCCGAAGTGATTTGGGAACTAAATCAAGATAGCTGTATCGCCCAGCTTCGTCGTACTGTTCGCGAGCTGTATCATGATCAAACATATACAGACGAACATCGCTACGCTCCTACCTTTCCAAGTACATCTGCTACTTTTGCAGACACACGCGAAGATGGTGGGCAGTTTAGGTCGATACGCAAACTTGCTGATGACATGAAATTAACTAGTTACGAAAGTAACGCTATTCAGAGCGGTTTAGGTGAAAGCCACATCCGTTTCACAATTGTCGGTGGTGATGAATACATTGGTGCACCCCGCTACTCAGTAGTAGCAGACGTCCGTCCGTTAAAGGCCCGTTATAAGACATTGTACAATGAAGCTTTTCGCTTAGCCATGCTGGAAACACCAATGGTGACACCAGTAGGTTTGGCAGAAGCACTTAAAGCACGTGTTATAACGAAAGGTCCTCCTTTCACGGCGTTTGTTATGAAACCACTACAAAAGTTCCTTTGGCGTCAGTTGAAACGCCACCCTGCATTCCGCCTTATCGGCGAACCCGTTACCACTTGGAATGTATTGGAACGGCTTGGACAATCACTTCCTCCAGGTCAAGCTTTGTTATCCGGCGATTATAGTGCCGCGACTAACAACCTTGCCCCTTGGGTTAGCGAAACGATTGCTCGAGAAATATCCGCAGTTGTCGGTTTAACCGCTGATGAATGTGAGTTATTTGTACGTAGTTTAGTGGGTCACACCTTTGTTGATGATAAATTGTCGTTATTCGTTGACCAGAAATGGGGTCAACTGATGGGATCTGTCACATCTTTCCCTATCCTTTGTATAGCAAACGCTGCCATGTGTCGTTGGTCATTGGAAGTAGCTTTTCGCAAGAAAATGTCTATTGCTCAAACTACGATCATGATTAATGGCGACGATTGTCTTTTCCGCACGACCCAAGAAGGCCTTGCTCTGTGGAAAACCATTACTACTTTCATCGGTTTAACACCTTCTGTTGGTAAGTTTTTCTTTTCACGTGAATTTGCACAAATCAATTCTGCAAATTTTGAACGTGTTGAAAATACCGATCCAATTAAGTTTGGTGAAGAATATGATGAAGATGGTAAGGTATACGATATTATGCGTGTAAATCCATATAGGAAGATCGGCTTTGTTAACCTTGGCTTATTATTCGGAATAAAACGTTCCGGAGAAAAGTTAGGTGTTGATGCTGCCGTTAATACTGTTAATGGTCTCGGTGTTCGTTGTCGTGATATGATTCGACAAGCCCCGCCCGAATTACATGCAAATTTATTTAGGATATTTGTGAAGAAACATCGATCAATATTGGATTCCGTGCGTGTTCCATGGTTCATGCCCGAAAGGTGGGGCGGTTTGGGATTACCTGAAATTGCTGGTGAAGACGGCTGCGTTTTATTCGGTGGCATTACTGACACTGATTTAAAAGTTGCAGCTCGTTTACACGAGCAACCTAAGTTATACCCTATTCGCGCGCTACCTGCTGAAGGTACATGGCACACACATTCTTATATTTCTAAGCGTTATCCTGTTAAGCCAACAAATAGCAACCCCACGCAAGGCGAGAAGCGATCCTTCGATCGCCTCTACGGCTTGCTTGCGGTTGATTGTTTGTTTACTGTACAGGATCTGCACAAAGAGAAACATAAAGATGCAATGTTAGTATTACGTCGAAATGAGCGCTCTTGGGCAATGGCTCATCGTTCAAAACGATGGCCGTCTGCTCTTAGCGAAGACACCGTACGCAATACAAATTTTGTATCACCAATATTGGATGTAACCATCGTCGAATAACGATCGTCAACACAACATTTTAATTTTACCAGATTTTAGTTTATGATAGACATTTGGGGACTTTTCGATTGTCGGTATGTACTCCTTAGTACAACGCATCGATTAGAAAAATCTTGAACACATTTCGTAGAAATGTTGTTTTCGAGTTCTATATCTATCATTGGACACCACACATGATTTAGTGTGATGAATTAACATTATTACTGTACTGTAACAATGGTGTCCACGGCATGATCG